CTTTATAACAAAGGTTATAAGCATTGGGATGCGCATGGCAAGGCTTTTTATAAGTTGGCTGACCAAATATCCACAATTTACGGTTTCGACCCTAAGAGGCTTTAAAATGCGAAATAGCCCTATATTAGTAGAACGTGAAGAAACTCATGGTGATTTTATGGCTAAATCACGCTTTATTGAGAAAGTTCAAGATATTATTAGCAAAAATGCTTGGAATGATTTAGAGTCGGATCAGAAAGAAGCAATCCACATGATCCTAGTTAAGTTAAGCAGAATTCTTTATGGCAATCCTAATTACAAAGATCATTGGGATGATATTGCTGGCTATGCCACTTTAGTATCTGAACGACTTAAAGATAAATAATGATTTTCTTGATGGCTTTGTCTTGCAAAAAGACCATAATTTGCGTAACAAGTAATTTTGCTTGTTACAGATAAAGGACAAATATTATGTGGACTACTCCAGCTGCTACAGAAATGAGATTTGGATTTGAAGTAACTATGTATGTAATGAATAAATAGTTATTTTAAATAGGGTGAATAGCGTTCCTCAGAAAAACTTATCCACCATTAATTAAGGGCAGAAATGCCCTTTTTTATTTACCAATAGCAAATAACGTATTCTAGAATGAAACGTAAAGGTATGCTAACAATGCAAAGAAGGCACATAGTAGTGACAAACGCCACACATACAAAAGCAAAGTCATCCACTATTTTTTAGGGTGTGCTTTAGACATTGGCGTTTTAATATGAGCTTTTAATTCTTGCTTTAGCTCTTTGATTTGACGCTCAACAACGTATTCTTTTTTTTCATGTCTAATAGAAGGTTTTAATTCTTCAAGTTTCATTTTAGTTGCCATATTTTCTAGTTCCTGACTTATCAATAATTAATTTTTGTAATCTTTGTTTTTCGCCTTTTGGTGCAAAGCCGATATGACACCATCTATCATACTCCAAAATAACTTGGTCATACTCAATATCACTAGAAATAATAGCATCCACCACAGCACGAGGGCTACCGAAATTAGGACATATAATGTCCGCAGCCAATCCTTTAACATGGCTAGAAGTAGGCTTACTTCCGATACTTGCATTAACGAGTAAACAGCGATAAGCGCTATTGACATGAATAGGATGCTTAAGAACATTTCTTATCCTTTGCAAATTATCTGCTAACCATTTTATATTATTTAAAACTTTTGCATCTTTAGGCATATTGTCTATGTTATTGCGATCAGCATAATCAGAGGCATAAAGTTCCTCTAATGTAAAGTGTTCCGTCAATTTCATTTAAGTTTTATTTTTTCAAAAGTTCTTAATGTTCCCATGCCTAATAAACCAAGCAAGACGGTTAAAAGAGTATCCATTTGAAATGGCACAAGAATCGGTGATTGTCCGCATAGCATGAGAAACCAGTTAAGGATTGGGAATATAACAAAGTGTAATCCAAAGGCAATAGAACATACCCAGCCAACGCTTGGCCGCCAACCTGATTTAAAAAAACTGTCGGATTGAGCTTCAATTGCATTAACCTTAATTTGTTCAATAGCAAGCTGAAAGTCTTGACCTGCTAATAATGATTCTAATTGTTCTTGAGCTTCTTTACGTTTATTTGTATCAGGAACAACTTTTTCTAATACAGAGCCTACAATAGTTATAACTGAATCAACAATACCCATTATTATTTATCTTGCTTTGATTCTAGCTTGGTAAACAAGCGCTCAAGGATTGATTCAATTTTGTCAAACCTTGCAGCAATTTCAGATTTTTTTACATACTTTTCAGATATGTTTAGTTCAAGGTCTGATAAGTCCTCTTTAAGTTTTTGAGTTGCATCCCAAAGCTGTCTAGCAAACCAACCAATAACGGTTAAACTTGCACCAGCTAAAATATTAAATAATGATTGAAATTCCATAATGGCCCTATGATTTCATAATATAGCAAAGTGCAAAATACGGAGGAATGTTAGCTCCTGTTCCGCTTGTGCCTGCTGCGGTATTTGTTGTAGCAACTGTGATGCCTGTTGTAGCTGTGCCTGTGTTAGTAATTGTTTGAACAAGAGGGCCACCACCACCTTGAGCTGAACCTGCTCCAACAGTTCCTCCTGTATGGAAGTGACCAGGGTCTGTAACTACAGATGTTGCAGTATGGTTATGAGATACCACTATTGCATCTGCACTACCACCTGTTTGATTGACTGAATAAGTAGAACCAGCACCAACAACAAAACGATTGCGAAGATCAGGTGTTGAATTATTTCCGTCACATAATAAAAAACCAGCAGGAATAGAACCAATAGAACCTGACCATAAAAGAATCATGCCTGTAGGCAATACAGATGCAACAGCAGGAATAGTTCCTAAAATGCCGTAAATGTCATCATAAGTAGCAATTGTTCCGCCAACTGAATCTTGTAATATAAATTTATAGTTATAGCCGTAGGTAAGCCAAACTTCATTAGGCGTTCTACCATCAGTTCCCAATATAATTGGATTAGCGTTGGCTATTGTTCCACTAACAGTTGTGTATGTAGCTAACGGTGTAGATGAGCCAGCTTGGTAGCTATATAACCTGCCACCTGATAATGGTAGGCCTGTTAAGCCTAAAAAACTTACTCCGTTGCCTATGGGTGATAGATTGACTGCCATATTATTTTCCTATATCTGATAATTTTGTTTTTGGTTTAGGATTTAAAGATTGTTTAACTTCTTTATTTATTCTTCTTTGTTGCAATACTTGTGCAGCAGGTTCTACAACAGCGCCAACAACAGGTATTCTTTTAACTAACTCGCCACCATATTGTTTAACCATTGAACCCATAGCTGTGGCTGTATTGGATTCATTTACAAAAGAGCCTTTTGGTCTAGCTTCTACAATTTTTGCAACTTCAGCTAAATCTTTTAATTGTTTAGAATTTTCACCAAACAACGCATCTAATTTTTTGTTTACATTAAGATTTTCAATTGCTTTAGTAAATTTGGCGTTACTAAAATTTCCGCTTGCGTCTGTAGATTCTCTAATAATATAGTCCATTGTGCCTGATCGCAAATGTTCTAATGCAACAGGATCATTTTTTAATAAATCTACTGATTTCATAAAGTCAGCATTTTTAGACCTAATTACAAAGTTTTGTATAAAGTCTTTGCTATCAGCTGCTTCATTTAATACTTTGCTATAAAGAGGATTTGATTTTTCAAGGTCAAAGTCTGCTTTAGCAGTTTTTCTAGCATTGTCAGCCAATCCTTTTAATGCAGCGTCACCTTCTTGCATAGGCAAGTTTTCTAATTCATTTCTTACTACGCTTAAAACGTTTTTCATATTGCCGTCACCAGCTCTATCCGCTTTACGCATTTCAGCCGCTAAATCTGAACGTAAGTTTTCAAATAAATTAAAATTCATTTCTTTAGAACCTGCCGCATAAGAATCTAATTTGTTTTTAATAGTAGAAGGTAAATAATCTAATCTATCTTCGCTTGTAAGTTTTTCAATAGCGTTATTGGCAAACTTTTTACCATCAATAGGAAATTTACCGCCAGCTGCATTTTCTAATGCTTTATAAGCTTCTTGAGTTTTAGTTTTATTGGCTTCTTTAATAGCTTTTACTGAATCAATTAAATTAGTAGCGTCTGCAACATAATCGGTTGTCAATACATTAGGAGCTACATTTTGTTTAATAATATTAGCGTTTTCTTGAAGCGCTTTATTTTGCTCATTAAATCTTTGTGCATGAGCTTCTTTAAAGCCACGCTCATTACGTTCACGAGATATAAGCACAGGATTTTGAGATGCTTGACCTTCAGTTAATTCTACAGGCACAGGCAAATCTGAGGATTTTTTAAGTCTAACGTCACGCAATACATCTTCAGATACTTGAGATTTAAAGCCTTGAGGTATTTCAGCTCCTGTTTCAGTTGCTTTGCGTTTAGCAAATTGTTCAGTAAATGTTTCACCAACAGGCTTGCCTTTTGCTTTGCCATATACTTTGCCAGCAACTTCAGGAACAACAAATGATCCTGCATTAATAATGTTTTGCACATCTTCAGTTGCCATACCTGTGTTTTTAGCAATCCAATCTGCGCCTTTTTCAATATTTCTACCAATAAAATCCATTATTTTATTTACAGGTGCATTTGCATATTCTTCTGTTCCAGCAAGACCTGTAGCTTTTGCAAATGGGCTTCTAAATCCTTCAGAATAAACGTCTGCAATTTGTCTTGCTTCTTGAGGTGTCTTTTTTAAACCATATCTTGCAGATGTATAAGCACCAATATCTGCCGCTGTAGCAGCTAAATTAGGAATAACGTCTGCCAATGCAGTTGTTGAAGCGCCAACTGTAGTTTTTTGGGATTGTGGAGCAACAGCTTTAATTACATCTTCTTTTGAAGGTGTAAGTAATTTTTTTGTTTGTTCTTTTGTTTCAGCAACAACTTCAGGTTTTTGTGTTAAAAAACTAACAAAGTCATCTGTAGGTTGTGTTTGAGTTTGTGCTTGTGTTTGAGGCTGTTGTGTTGTAGTTTGAGGCGTGCCTTTTAATCTTTTAAGACCTTGCTCTTGTAAAATAATAGGGCCACTAATAATGTGACGAATAGTAGGATTAGAAAGGTCAATTTCTTCATCAGGTTTAAGTCCTGTTCTTTGAGATACATTTTTTATATAAGATTCTGTGTCATTTTCAGAAGGAGGCGCATATCTAGAAATAATTTCACGAAGTGTTTTTAATTTATGTTTTGATCCATAAATTCTTAATTGATCGTCAACAGCTTTAATACCAGCTTCAGGTGTGTCAAATTGTTGAAAACCTGTAGAACTTCCAACAGGCCTTAAATTTCCTACATTAGTAGGCGTAGGTGATTTACTTGCGTTACCTGTTAAGAATTGAACAAAGTCATCCATTATAGTGAGCCTGTTTCCTCAAGTTTTTTAATGTTTAAATATTTTTCAATAAATACTTTACGTTCTTTTTCACCTTTAGGAAATAATTTAGCTTTTGCAGCTTCTTTTTCTTTTGCGCTTAAATCAGGATTGTTAGCAACGTTATATAATTCAAATATTTTAGAATCTGCGTTTTTAGACCACATTTGTTGAAAAGCTTTAAAGTTATTATCGCCAAATTGTTGACTAAACTTTTGAGCCGCAGTAGCTTTTAAATCAAGCTCAGTCATGTCAGCTTGCGCTCTGCTTATAATTCCTAATAATACTTTTGGAGGATAAGTTTCATCACCGCTAGCCATTTTAGTTAATTGTTGGCCAGCAACTGTATCTAATGAACCACCTTTGGCTTGAATGTTAGATATTTGAACACCAGCCAATTCTTTAGATAATTGTTTATATTTAATACCCATATCTGTGCCTAAAAATGTAGATATATTTCTACCTACCATGCCACCAAAGCCAGCGCCTTGCGCCCATTCTTCTTTTTCTAATTCTCTAGCAACTTGCCTTGCTTCATTAAGATTTCTGCGATCAGTTGTCATTTTAGACTGTCTATCTATTAAAATATTGCGAGTTTTAAATCCTTCGTCTTGATCTGCTTTTTCAGTAGGTGCATAAGGCGTTATTGTTGTTGGTGTTCTTACTGGGTAAGATAATTTTGATGGCTGACTATAAACAGGTTTATTCATGTTTTCAACAGTTGCGCCTGCTTTAGCTGAAGCTGTGCCAGGCATATTTTCATTAGTTCCTCTTGATGCGTTATCTAATTGAGGAAGTTGTGAAGGATAAACGCCAGCTGGAGCTAATTTGTCTAATTGACTTAATCCACCAATAGATTTAGTTAATCCTTGAGCAAGAAAAGCTCTTAAATCATTAACATTATTTGTTTGAGGAAGTCCTGCTAAAGTTTGAGCTAATGATTGTTCGTTACCACCTGCATTTTTATTTATTTCTGTAGCCCTATTAATAATGTCATCACGAGTTAAATCAGGCTTTGTTATTAAAGTAGAAATGTTTTGAACTACATTTTCAAAATGTTTTCTAGTGTTTTCTAGTTTTTGTGTATTTAATTGTGTGCCAGCAGATTCAGTAATAAATTGTTGTTGCTGAATTTTAGGTGCTAATGTTTTTTTAGCTAATTCCTCTGCGGCCAAATTTTGCTCTAATACAGATTGAGCTTGTTGAGCTTCAATAGGATTAAGTTTTTGTCTTTGTTGATATTCTTGTGCGCCACGAGCAATATTAAGCATATCGCCTAATGACATAGATTGAGGAGGTTTAACGTTTAAAGAAATGCTTGGGTCTATATTAAATGCCATAATTTATCCTATTATAAAAACGCACCAACACCACCACCTGATGAATAGCCACCTGTGTAACCTGGAACAGATCCTCTTTGACCTAAAAGACTGTTTAAAGCATACATATTACCTGCATTTTGTATTGCGCCTGAGTAAGCATTAGCTGCGCCAACTCTTCCTCCTGCTAAAGCTGCGGCTTGACCTGTTCCTAAATTAGCCATATTAGTTCCGTAATTTGTAGCTAATTGGTTAGTTGCTGTTTGACCTGTTTGACCAATACCCGCAATACCAGCTAATGTATTATAAATGTTAGAGCGTTGACCTTGAAAATTTGCAAAAGCATTTTGATAAGCATTACCTGCAAAGTTTTGAGTATAATCTTGCAATCCTGTTAAAGCATTGCCACCAATAAGGCCACCTGAAGCATTAGCAAGATTTCTTGTTGCGCCTTGACCTTGACCTAATTGAAATGCGTAATTAGGCGCTAAATTAGCATTTAAATCTTGATTAGTAAATTGTTGGGTTAAATAACCTGATCCTGTGCCTGTTCCAATTGGTTTACCTTCTGCGTCATATTGTTGATATGTGCCAGGCATCATTGAACCAAGTTGATTTAAAGCAGTATAACCTGCTCCACGATATGGTGCTTGTTGTTTGTTTTGTATTTCAAATATACGCCTTTGTTCAGCCATTTGTCTATCGGCTGCGTCTGATTGCATTCGTGCTGCATCTTCAGCTGCATCGGCTGACATTGCCCCTCCAATAAGACTAGCGCCTGCACCAATAACAGCCGAAATTGGATCGTTATAGCCTGGATGTTTGAGAATACCAACAAATCTTCGATTAAACATAGTTGCACCTATCGCATTTTAAATAAAATTTATCTTGATCTTCTTTTTCTACTTCAAAACCAAGACGTTTACAAAATTTCAAACCTTTTTCATTACTTTTCATTACAGTTGTCACAGCAAAACCATTTACATCTATTAATTTTTTAAGCGTTTCTTTAATATGTTTTCTTATTGAAAAAGTAGGTTTTTTGCTATAACCAACATGAAGCTCATTGCCTTTTACTATTACAGCGCCTACTACTTCATTGTTTTGGGTTAATTCAACAAACTCCCAATCTTTCATTATTTCTGCATACTGCTCTTCAGTAATATTTAACTTATCTTTTATAGACAAATATAAAGCGTTTATGGCTTTATTAGACATTGTAATATGGCACTTTTACAGGCTGGCCATTTACTGTCATGTTAATAAATCCTGCTGGTTTAGCAGGTAACGTTGCTGTTCCTGTAGTTGCTGATTGTGAACTACTAAAATTAAGCAAGTTAATAAAGAATTGTTGCCAAGCACGAGTTGGTCTTTTTGATGAAGCATCTAAAAATTCTGTCTGTGGGTATGGATTAGTTTGACTTGATCCATAAATACCATTTCCTGTGGACATTAGTTTTCCCCTACCGAAGCTTTAAGATTAGACGATATTATAACTGCATTTATAGGGTCTGTAACTACAACTTCAAAAACTCTATCTCTAGACCAACCTAATCTGCGCCAAATAGCACGATTTTTATATAAACCAACTGCGCCAATAGAAGTCCAATGCTCGTTTGACCATGTAGAGCCACCGTCATTAGACCATCGAAGCATAGCTTGAGGTGTTTGACCTGGATCAGTTTGATTGCCTACGCCTGGTTGAAATTGAATTTGTAATTCATCTAAATACTGACGTTGTAAGTCTGTTACTAAATGAGGCGCTCTGCGTAATCTGCGAATTTCTTGACCATTGTCAGTAAAATTACTAGGATCAAGCAAATAAATAATACCGTTTTCATAATCGCCTACATAAACTTTACCTTGAAATAAAGCAGAGCAATTACCACGATGTCTATGATAAGTATTAGTATTGTCTATCCATAACCATTTATGCCACATACCTGTTGATACGTCATATACCCAAGTTAAGTCTAAATTAGGAAATGTAACCACATAACATTCATGGCCTTCTTGTTGATAAGTCCATGCAATAGCGTTATCTATGTTTTTATTTAATAATGTTTGTTCAACAGCATGGGTTGAGATGCGAGTAGGAACGTATCCATTCATCATCATAACTTGCGCTTCGCCACGATTGTTTCTAGATACATAAGCAAACGAATTGCCTAATCTAGACATTGAGAATTTAGCTGCAATACCATGTTGTGTTGATGTGCCTGGAATTCTTTGAAAAGGAAAAGGAAACGTTCCAACGTCAACCCATACTTCAGATGAATTTTCACCAAGACAATATACTTCTCTATGATCTACAATTATAGACACTAAATCGTCAGGCGATCCGTCTTTAGATGAAAAGCTTAAAGCTGGTGTAATTGGGCTTAAAGGATTAGTAGCAGCCCATTGTTGTGAGCTAGGTCTATTATAAACAAAATAGTTATCTACAATGTCAACCGTATTGCCACCTTCAAACGCTCCGTCAGTAGTGGGTAAAACAGTAAAGTTTAACGCATACATTGTTCTAGAAGTTACAGTTTGAGATGCGCTTATAGGATATGTTCCTGTTGAGCCTGATCCTGTGCCAAACGTTAATGTAAGTTTTAATCCTGTGCCTGCACCACTTGATGAAGTAGATACATCGTTAGCAGGTTGTGAAGTATAAGAGCCAGCGTTAGTTAAAGTTAATCCTGTTACTACACCGCTTGCTACAGTAGAAACAGTAAATGTTGCAGGTGTTGTTCCAAAAACACCACCCAATACAGTTACAGTATCATTAACTGCATATCCTGTGCCACCTGCGGCAATTGTTTGGCTTAATACTGATGAATTACCTAAAGCAGTAATTATGGTGTTGGCTGAAACAGTTGAGCCTTGAATAGTTTGGCCTGGAAACAATGTGCCTGAACTAGCTGTTACTGTCATTGTAGTGCCTGACATTGAAGCGGTTAATACTGACGCTACAGCAGCAGTATTCATTAATCCTGAAGCTACTGTTTGGCTTTGATTAACGGTATATGTTCCAACACCACCTGTGCCTGTGCCTAAAGCTGTAATTACAGTTGCATTGGTAACACCTAAACCAAATAAAGCTTGATTAATCCCTATTGTGCCTGATGTAACTGCGGTAACTGTTAAAGTTGTGCCTGAAATAGAGCCTGTAAATAAAGCGCTTGAAGGAGTAGAAATCCGCCATGTGTAACGATAAGAACCGTCAACAATATAAACGTTTAATCCGTTATCACTAATGCCTACTCGACCTGTTGAAGTATTTAATTGGCCTATTAATGTAGGTGTAAAATCATTGGTTAAAACATATACAGAAGGGCCAACAACTGCCACCATGTAATCGCCGCCTGATACAGTTCGCATACCACGAACTTCTTGTTTGTTTTGAAATACAATAGATGCTGTAAGGCCAGGCGTTGGGTATAAAGCTACAACACCTCTTTGACCTTCGCCTTTTAATGGATCAATTTCAGGGCGAAAGTTAATGCACTCTTGGCCATCTTGATAAATGGAAGGTGCTTCATAACTTGGGCCTACAAAGCCAAAATCAGCCATTATCTAAAGAATCCGCCTGTTAGTATCCAACCAGCGTCTTTTTGACGGCTAGATAGTAAAGCATCGTTAAATCTTGCAGATTGCATAGGTTTCATGTTAGTGCGTTTTAGTGTAGCTTTACCTTGTGCAGCAAACGCCACAATCATCGCTATTTGCGTTTGAGAGGCTTTTCCATACATAGGCATCAATCTCTCAGCTAAACACCAACGTAGCGCCATTGTATAGCCTTGTGGCAGGTTTATATCGTCATTTATAGATGCGTAGTTTCTAAACAATGTTTGAGCAAACATATGGATTTCACCCTGTGCAGGATTAGGCCATACAAAGACGTTACCATTATCTGAATTAGGATTGAAATATAAAGCTTTAGGCCAAGGGCCATTTAAAGTCTTTAATCCAATCATGTTGTAGTCATCTAACGCTAAAATAGCTATTGGATAATCTAAACCGCCATTTATAATTGGTTGGCCGTTAGAAGTTGTATTAATACGAACATAAGCAGAATCAATACCAAGAGGCTTTTGATAGTAAGCTTGAATAGTGGTAGATGCAACAGGGCTTGCATAAGTAACATTAAGTAGGTATGTGCCTGCGTAGTTTACATTGCCACCTGCGCCTGTTATGTTCTCTAAAATTTTAGTGCCAGCAGTAATGCCTGTGCCACTTAAAGTTTGTCCTTGAGAAACTGCACCTGATAATATATTAGTTACTGTTAAAACATTACCTGTAATTGATCCTGTAAACTGTGCGCCAATAAAATTAGATGATGTATGACTAGGCCCAATAGTGTATTGAACTTGTCCTGCAACAACAGGCCATATAATTTCGGTTGTGTTAAAGACAATCATGTCCTCATTTGACCATTGGTCAATAAGGTCGTTTAACATATCAAAAGCGTCTTGGGCTTCGTCTGCCGTTGGAGTTTCACCTGATGCTAATGCACCAATGTCCTTCATGGCTCTTGATATAATGTCTATTGGCTTTGGCATAATAAATCCTAGATATTAGGTGTGAATGTGTTAGAGAGCCAAGGAAAGCCAACTGTTTTGTCTTTTTTTAGCTCTAATAATTGTTCGTCTAAACGAGATTTTATACTAGAAACCTCACCTACGGTTGTTTCGTCATTAATCCAATTTAAAATTGTTTGTTCTCTGATCTCTGCATAAGGAATAACAGCCTCTTTACCTTTAAAATAATGGTTGCCTTCTGTTTCTACAGAATTTTCACCGTCAGTTGCAGTTACATGATAATAAGCGTGAGTCACTAAATCATTCTCTGCGGTAACTTCTAAAAGTTTCCATTTATAGTTGTTCATTTACTACATCCCAAGTTAATGTTGCTTCATTCCATGTGTAGCGACCTTCTTCAGTTGGATAATCTACAGGTGCTTTCCATTGGGCTTTATCCTCATCTAATAACCATGAGTTATATGGTTTAGGTGCAATAAAAGCATCTAATGTTTCATCATAAGTGTAACCTACACCAGCATAATTCTTACGAATGTTGCCGTTATAAGATGTTTGAATCCAAGTGCCACCTAAAAGATTAGAGCAAAAGTCTATACCTTTTTGTTCTGACTCTTGTCCGTTTTCATCAAGGATGTCTTGGTTAGACACCACAATTACTTTTGTTACTATGTTATTTTCTAATTGAGCAAAATGTGCCATATTATTTCCTTTGTTGTTAAGCTGTATAACTTCCTGAAGCATTAAATGTTAATATAGTATTAGCCCCTGATGTTGTTACAGTTGGGCTTCCTGTAGTTGTTCCTGAATAAAAAGTAGTAGGAACAGATAATATTACCACACCTGAACCTCCTGAACCTCCAGCGTAAGCTGCTCCACCTGAGCCTCCTCCACCACCGCCACCTGTATTTGCAGTTCCTGCTGTTCCAGCAGCGTTAGAACCACCACCACCACCGCCACCAGTTCCACCACTACCAGGAGTTCTTGAAGTTGCAGGATTGCCACCTCCACCACCACCGCCTGCGTATGTAACACTAGAACCTGATATAGAGGATGCAGAACCTACACCGCCATTTGCTGACGCCGTTCCTGATGGATTTGAACCTCCCACAGCACCTGCTCCACCGCCACCGCCTGCTGTAAAAGTTGTTGATGTAAAACCATTTCCACCTGCATTTCCTTGACCTGATGTTCCTGCTCCACCTGTAGTGGTTATTCCACCACCTGATGCGCTGTCACCACTACCACCACCGCCTGAACCTCCTGATGCTCCATTATTTTGCCCAGCATTATATGAACCAGCTCCGCCACCACCTGTAGCAGTAATAGTAGTTAAACCTGTTCCACTAACAACTGAATTAGAACCTGAAGGACCTATATTTTGACTTGTATTTCCAGTTCCTCCAGCTCCCACCGTAATAGTATAAGTTGTACCAGTTCCTAACAATGTAGATGATGTTAAATATCCACCAGCACCACCTCCGCCACCAAACCCTGAGCCACCTGCACCTCCGCCTGCAATAACTAAATATGTAGCAGAATAAGTAGGAGTTAAACTTCCGCTTGCAGTAAATGTATGTATTGTGTTTCCACCTGATGATGTTACAGTTCCGCCTGTAAATAGTTGTGAGCCAGCGTATGAGATGATAACTATGCCTGAACCGCCTGAACCAAAAGCTGAACCAGACCAGTCCCAACTACCTCCACCACCACCGCCTGTGTTAGCTGTGCCTGGTGATCCGTTACCACCATTTGTAGGGCAACCTGCACCACCTCCACCAGAGCCACCTGAACCTCCTCCAGCAGAACCACCTCCGCCACCACCACCACCTGCATATGTAACACTAGAACCTGATATAGAAGAAGCAACACCTGAACCACCGTTAGCACCTTTTTGAGTTACAGTTGGACTTGCACCTACTGAACCAGCACCACCGCCGCCACCGCTATTATTTTGTCCTGCAACTGCTGCTCCACCTGCATAACCTTGATTAGCTGTGCCAGTTCCTACTGCAACAAGAAACCCATCTGCAGCTCCACCACCACCTGAACCACCTGAACCAGCAGCTCTTGAAGAACCGCCTTGAGTTCCAGCACCAGAACCACCACCTGTAGATGTTAAAGTGGTTATTCCTGTGCCACTAATTACACTATTTGAACCATTATTAGTTGCAGTAGAAGGAGTTGTGCCACCTGCTCCACCAGCACCAACAGTAATTGTATAAGTAGCTGGGTAGTATAAAGTTAAAGCAGTTTCTGCTGATGCTCCGCCACCTGATGTTCCTGCTGATGTTCTAAAACCACCAGCTCCTCCACCGCCTGCTGTTCCTGAACCACCTGAACCACCTCCAGCTACTACTAAAAAATTAGCTGTAACTGCTGTAGCAGGGACTAATGAACCTGAAGCTGTAAATGTATGAATTTGATTGCCACCTGAAGTAGTAACTGTGCCACCTGTGAATTTAGGTGTAGCAGATGTGTAAGATATGATGACTATGCCTGAACCGCCTGCACCAGCAGCATTTGCTGAAGTAAATCCAATACCACCGCCGCCACCGCCTGTATTTACTGTGCCTGATCCACCTGTGCCACTAGGAACAGCACCACTGCCACCGCCACCTGTGCCACCTGTTCCGCCTGTTCCACCTGTTCTAACTCCGCCTCCACCACCGCCAGCGTATGTAACGCTTGCACCTGAAATACTTGATGCTGTTCCGTTACCGCCTGCACCGCCAACACTACCTGTTCCATTAGAACCTGCCGCAGATGCACCACCACCTCCACCGCCACCGTATTGTAATGGTGAAGCTAAACTTGAAATGCCACCATTATTTCCTTGTCCTGCTGTTCCTGTGCCGCCTGTTCCTACTGATGTTCCACCTGCATCAATTGAACCACCACCACCTGAACCGCCATTTTTACCATTAAAATTTGTGCCACGACAAGCACCGCCGCCACCGCCTGTGGAAGTTATTGTAGTAAGACCTGTTCCGCTAATAACTGAATTAGAACCATTATTACCAGGATTGCTTTGTGTAACAGCAGAGCCACCTGCTCCAACAGTAATTGTATAAGTAGTAAGAGTAGATAATGTTGCAGTAGATGTTAAAAGTCCACCTGCACCTCCGCCTCCGCCATCATCTGCTCCGCCTCCTGCACCACCAGCTACAACAAGATAGGATGCAGATATATTAGTAGATTTACCTGCCGATAAAGCACCATAGGCTCTTGCTGCTTGAACGGCTAGTCTTGACAATAATGACATTAACTAATTCCTACTTAAATTGTGTTTGTGCTGCTAATACTGTAAATGCGGCTGAACCTGTTTTAACAATAGTATATGAGTAAGCGTCTATTCCTGAAGCATTACCTGATGTTGGTGCTGTGCCACCTTGATATTTAGGTGTGACAGATGTGCCGTCAATTGTAATTGCGTTGTTATAGTAAGCCGTTGCACCTTGAGTGACTAAAAATACTACTGTGACTGATTGGCCTGTTGACATAGCTGTATTTAATGATGTGCCACTTGATGCTCTAAAGTTTACAGTCCAATTGGCTGAAGCATTAGATGTGTAGTAAATAACTGATTGAGTGGTTACATCGTAGTTAATAGTTCCTGTTGCAGCTGTAGCAGATATAGTTGTTGTTTCTGCTGCGTTTGCAAAGACGGCTGCTAATGTGCTTGTTGATCCATTAAATGTAGCTGTAGCACTAAATGTTGAAGCACCGCTAATTGTGGTTGTGCTATTTGCAGATAATGTTGTAAATGCACCTGTGCTTGGCGTTGTAGCACCTACAGAACCATTTAAAGCACCAGCTAGTCCTGTTGCAGTTAATATGCCTGTGCTTGGATTAAAAGCTAATTTAGTAGAAGATACATCTGCTCCAGTAATTGAACCAGTTGAAGCGCTTGTAAATGTTAAATAACGAGTTGCATTAGTAGTTGTGTCGTCTGTAATTGCTAATCCACTAGCATTTGCTTGCCATGTAGGCGCAGAAGCCCCATTAGATGTTAATACATAACCTGCTGTGCCTGTTGACCCAGCTAATGAAATTGTATTATTTACTCTAAGATCAGTAAACGTTCCAGCTAAAGGCGTTGTTCCACCAATAGCTACGTTATTCATTGTTGATGCGGTTGCTGGATTAATTGTTGCAGTTCCAGTTCCAGTTGGGGCTATACTAATGGCCGAATTTACACCGTTCATATTAATTGCGCCATCTATTGTAACGTTTGTGCCACCACCACCACCCCATTGTAAGCAAGCATTTCCTGTATTAGTCTTTAATGATCCACCGCCTGATCCTGCTGCATTAAAATTTGACCCAACAAAGCTAGTCGTTGCAGTAATAGTTGTGCCTGTAATTGCGGCAGCCAATGTGTTACCAATAACAGGAGGGCTAGATAAATCTAATGATCCACCTAAAGTTAATGAGCCTGAGCTTGTAACTGTTCCTGATAAGCTGATACCTGATACTGTGCCTGTGCCTGTCACAGATGTAACTGTTCCTGCTGAAGGTGTAGCCCATGAAGGAACACCACTAGCTAAAGTTAATACTTGTCCATTAGTGCCAGCTGATAAGAATGTTGTAGCGCCTGCACCGCTTTGATATGGTAGTGAACCTACTAAACCACCAGCCAAATTAGTAGCTGTTGTAGCTGAAGTAGCTGAAGTTGCAGTTGCAGCATTGCCACCAATAGATAATGAAGTAGCTGTGCCTGTTAAACCTGTGCCAGCGCCACTAAATTGTGTTGAAGCTGTAATAGTTGTGCCACCAAGCGTTGTAAAAGCGCCTGTAGAGGCTGTTGTAGCCCCAATTGTTGTGCCATTA